CAAACCCAAAAGCAAGAATGAAGTAATTTGATTTCATTTGTTCGAGTATTTGTATTTGAGCCAACAAAGACCTTTTAAGTCGTTCAGGCTTTATTTTACCTTGACCAAGCGGTAATCCGCTCCGCCATCAATTGCGACGACTGCGTGAACACCACCTGCCCACACAACAGCACCAACATGCTCATAGTTAGAATCACTATTTGAAGATGTTGAACTCATTAAGGTCAACACTAATGCTGTGGACAATACTCCGATTAAGAATGATTTGAATTCCATTTGTTTTGATTTTTACATTTTGAACGACAATCAGTTGCAGAACTGCCGAATTTGAGTCATCGCTCGGGTCGATCCTGAACCGCTGAACCTGAAGTATGTTTTGCCTTCACCGTACCAATCCAACTCAAACAAAATGGTGTTGGCCGTCATAAACTTCTCAATCATGTCGCTATCGTAGTTGAAATGAATGAATTTGGAGTTCCAATCTTGCCTCATCAGCGTCTCTTCTACTTCATCATCAAACTTTATCCGAGTAGTAAAAAGGTTGTAACCATCTTGGGTTGATGTGTTTTGCAGATTCGGGGCTTTATTGAATCCGACATATGCCCATTCCGATCGCCCGTTGCATCCAACACCTAACCATGCATTTACGTCGCTATATGGGAAGTCCATGCGTTCAGTTGGTGAGGTACGCTCAGAACTACAGTATGCGCTGACTTCACCCGTCATTTCGTCTTTATCTGTGGAAACGTTCCATTGAGCAGAGAGTTGCAAACTACTTAGGACCAATATGCAAAGGATAGAAATGTGTTTTAACATGATTGATTTTTTCCAAACTTAATCAAATCATTGAGCCGATACAAACTTGACAGCGTCAACGCGTTCCCGCAACGTGTGAAGGAATTTCGCATCAATGCGATTATCCTTTGAGTTCGATTTGTTGTCCCGTTTGCGCCGAAACAAAGGTCAAACGGACGCCGAGAAACGGTCCAACATCAACGTCACCAATCCATTCATGGGTGTGTTTGGTCGCAACACCAAATCGGGTGTCGGGATCACTGAGGAGGGCGCGTTGGGATTGTCGGCGGTGTACGCCGCGATCAACAAGATTTCGTCCACCCTCGCGTCATTGCCTTTGAACCTATACCGCGAAACCGCGGAAGGGAAAGTCATCGCCAAGGAACACCCCGCGTTCGTCATTCTCAATTCAGAACCAAACGAACAGGAAACCGCGTTCACATTCATCGAACGCATGTTGTCCGACGCCCTCATGTATGGCCGAGCATATGCCGCCATCGAACGGGGTTCGGTGACATCGCGTCCCGTTGCCTTGCACCCACTCGATCCCGAGGTCATACGCCCCGACGTATTTGATGGCCAAAAGATTTTCCGCGATTCCGACTCGGGTTCGGTGTATTACCCCGACGACCTCATTGTCCTGGAGTCATTCCGTGGCAAATCACCCATCCGCCTCCACATGGAAAACATGGGGATCACGGCGGCGGCGATGGAATACGGCGCGCGGTTTTTTGGAACGGGTGGAAACATCGGTGGGTTTCTAATTACCGACAAGTCATTGACGGACGAACAGTACCACCGACTCAAAAACACCTGGTCAACACAACACCAGGGAATCCACAACGCGCATGAAACCGCGATTTTGGAACACGGGTTGAAGTTCGAACGATCAACGATTCCACCCGATGAGGCCCAGTTCATCGCCACCCGCAAATTTCAAGTTGAGGAGGTCGCCCGAATTTTCGGCATCCCTCCAATCCTTATTCAAGCTGAGGGGGCCACGACGTACAACAACGTCGAACAAATACTCATTGCATTCGCCCAACAAACATTGATCCCGTGGGCGCGACGGTTCGAAATGGAACTCGACCGAAAGTTGATCCCCGATCGTGAGCGTGGTGAATACCACACACGGTTTGACATGCGGTCATTGTTACGGGGTGACCTAGATTCACGCCGTGAATTTTACGCCACCGCCATCCAACACGGATTCATGAGTGTCAACGAGGTCCGCAAAATGGAGGATTTCAATGGGATCGGCGAATCGGGTGACATCCATTTGGTCCAGGTCAACCAAATCCCATTGGAGTCGGCCAAGGCATATGGTGAAAAAATCACCGCCGCAACGGGTGATCCTAACCAATAACAACAACACATGGAACGACGATTCATCACCACATCCATCGAGGCCCGACAATCGGACGCCGAAACAAATGACATTCCCAGGGTCGAGGGGTACGCCTCCGTTTTTAACGAGGCCGCCGACCTCGGACCATTCACCGAAACAATTGACCGATCCGCATTCGAAACCGTAATGGGTGACGATGTGCGAATGTTGTTCAATCACGACCCCAATTTCCCATTGGCCCGATCCAAGGATGGTGAGGGAACATTGGAAATGAGGGTTGACGACACGGGTGTGTTTTTCTCATTCCCAGTTGGTCCCCAATCATACGCCCAAGACCTCCACGAATCCATCAAACGGGGTGACATCGACCAAGCGTCGTTCGCCTTTACCGTTGACGCGGATGAATGGGAGGAGCGTGATGGGAAACCCCATCGAAACATCACACGCCTCGGAAACCTCATCGACCTGAGCGTGGTGACATACCCCGCGTATGAGGCCACGAAAGTCATGGCGCGTTCGTTGCCTGATGTCCCAAAAGCAAATCCACCACAACAACAAACCCAAGTCGAGGAAAGGGAAACAACGATTGATCGTGTAAAGTGGTCACGATCCAAACTCGCCCTCGCAAACCTTAAAAACCAATCATGAAAGATTCCAAAAAATTAATGGAACAGCGTGGCGCATTGGTGGAGGAACTCGAAACCCTCCTCGATACCGTCGCGACTGAGGAACGTGATTTCACGGAAGTGGAAAACACGCGCCAAGATGTAATCCACGCAGAAGTGGAAACCCTTGACAATGCGATCAAGCGCGCCAAAGCAAACGAACAGGTGTTCGCAGTTGCGGCGGGTAATGCATCGTCAAAGTCCGAGGAAAAAGAAGCGGAGCAAATCCGCGGCAAATTCCGATTGACGAAAGCCATTTCCGACATCGTCAACAAAGGCCAACTCGATGGAATTGAACTCGAAATGGCCCAGGAAGGAAGGAACGAAATGGGAAAGGCGGGCGCGTCAGCGCGTGGAAACCTCACCATCCCGTCATTCCTAATGGGTGAGGCCCGAGCGAATGAAACGTATTCGGTCGACTCAACCAGTGGTCAGAACCAGGGCGAAAAAGTCAGAGGTACCGACCACCTCGGGATGATCGAGGGTTTGCGACCCGTTCCAGTATTGGAGCGAATGGGCGCGACCGTCATTCAGGCCACGGGCGATTTGGTGTTGCCATCATTGCCAAACGGCGACGCGGTCAAGGTTGATGAAGTCGCAACCATCAACAACCTCGATGGTGACTTTGGAAACACGAAGTTGACACCAAAACGTTTTGGGATGCGGATGGACTTGACACGCCAAATGTTGCACCAATCCGACCCCGCGTTGGATGCGGTCATCGCGCGTGACATGTCCGTGGCAATTGCCAACGAGCTTGACCAATACGTCATCGGAACCAACCTTTTCGGAACTTCGGAAATCACCAACGGTTCGGTCAGTTCAACAACGAAATGCACGGCCACCGATTTCGCCGACTTGACATCGCACGAAGGCGCGTTCCTATCGAACAACCCCGCGGGACAAAACCTCGCGTTGTTGATGGACCCCGCGATGGCGGCATACCTCAAAGGCGTGTCACAATCCGCGGGTGGTCAAATCCTGAATGTTGGGAATGAAATTTTGGGATACCCTGTTTTCGCATCCACAAACGTGGCGACGCAAACAGCAATCGCCAAAACGTATTTCAGTAGCATAACGGACGCGGCTGACGAAACTACATTCCGTCCAATTTTCTTTGTTGATCCATCGGATTTGTTCATTGCAAAATTCGGAGGATTGGACGTCACGATTGACGCGCTAACATTGGCCCACCAAGGGACCATCCGTTTGATCGCCAACATGTACGCCGACGCAAATGTCCGTCGTGCGGGATCGGTTCAGGTCCTCGCAGGATTGACAGCCGCCGCGACTCCAGCGTAAAACCAACCATGATGATTGAGAAAGGGGGCCGACGTTTTGGTCGGTCCCTTTTTTTTCACCCCTAACCCAAACCCATGAGATACCATCGCCCAACGTATTCCGCCGCCATGAGATTCCAACGGACCACATTTCCCGATGCGTTGAATGTGGTGACCCTCGCCACGGCCAAAAGCCATTTGAGGGTGGAACACTCAACCGATGACACGTTGATCACGACGTTGATTTCAGTGGCCCAAGATTTGGTCGAAGGGTACACGGGCGCGTTCCTACAAACCACCACGGGACATTTTTATTTCGACTCATTCGATGAGTTCATCAACCTCCACGCGGGACCTCGACTCAACATCAACACCGAAACGGATGGGGTGACATACATGAACGACCAGGATGTCCGAAAAACCATTCCCGCAATCGACTATCAAATCGAAGGGATCGGATACCCCGCACGGTTGCGGATGATGTCCATTCCCACCGACATCAACGATGAGTTGAACGCCGTGAGGGTGGACGTGACATGTGGATACACCAATGATGACCGACCCGATGCACTCATTGCCGCCATGTTGTTAATCATCGGCCATTTATACGAAAACCGACAAGATGTCGGGCAATTCAAAACGTTTGAAACTCCATTGGCCTCGCGGTATTTGATGGAGCCGTACCGCCTCAAATCATTCACATGAACATTGGCCGCCTCGACAAACGGATCACCCACCAAAAACGAACCGTCACCAATGACAGTTGGAACCATTCGGTGGTGACATATGTGGACCAATCGACCATTTGGGCATCCGTCAATTTCAAAGGTGGACGGGAAACCCAATCCGCCGAACAACGGGTCAATGTGGACCGCGTGTATTTCACGATTCGACCAAACACCGATGTTGAGGTGACGGACCGCATTTCATACGCGGGCGCATTTTATGACATCCAGTCCATTGAAACCATTGGACGTGGGTGTGGTCATCGACTCATCACAACACGCCGCGACAACGATGAGTGACATTCGAATTGAAGGGGTCGACCAATTGTCGCAACGCCTCAAACGATTGGAGGCCAAGTTGGGCCGCAAAGAGGCCGTCAAAATCCTTCGCAAAGGT